GACAAATGGAAAGAAAATAGAAGTAGGATCGAAACATAAAGAGGAGATGCTACTTCTATTTTTTTTGAGGGGGGGGGACGGCATCGCCGAGACGCTTACTATTTATCGGCAAAGAACGCCTTCAATACATTTCCCTTGCTTGCATTGAATACCGGCTTGAAAGATTTCTTTTCCTCTTCAATCTCTCTGTATTCTCTCTGCTGTCTCTTTGCCAAGAACCAAGCTTGTTTCAAGGCCTCACTAAAAGAGATACGACGATACGCTTTCAAAACATGAGCGTGTTTCATTATCTCACTGTTATTGAATCTTCCGTTTTCTGTTAAAAATGTAAATGCGTTCATCGTCTTACCTATTTTTAGTTATGTAAAAAATTTGCTTTTCTCACTCAATCTTTGTTACTTTGCGTTGATTGATTGATTGATGTTGCAAAGATACTAACTTAAATTAGTACTGCAAGCATTATACAAACTTTTGTCAGTATTTAAACGTTATTTAACACTAACATTCGTTGGTATAAATGAAAAAAGAAATAATAAAAAAAGCTTTTGAGTATTTAAGAAGTAATGGAGAAGCCCATACTCAGCAGGACGTAGCTAATAAGATGGGAATTAGTAAAACGAATATTTCACGTGCTTTTAATGGAGATGAGAAATATCTCACTAAAAGTTTCTTGGAGCGTTTTAATGACTCTTATAATAATGTATTCAATTATAACTGGCTAATTACTGGTGAGGGCGAAATGCTAAAACAAATAGAAGATAATGCTAAACATGAGGCTTTAACTATAAAAACTAGAGGAAGTGATGTATATCTCGAAACAAGTTCTGGTATTAAATATTTTGAGTTAAGTAGTAGTAAATATCGCATGCGGGTTCCACTTGTTCCTTTTAATGCTTATGCTAGATATATAAGTGAAACATGTGAACCTATCCAACAAGAGCGTGATTCATGGGATGAAGTAGAATTTATTGTGGATAAGATAGGTCATGGAAATTATATGGCTTTTGAAATTAAAGGAGATAGCATGGACGATGATAGCAAAAGAAGCTTTTCTCATGGGGATTTAGTATTAGCTAGAGAACTTGACAAAGTACACTGGACAACTAGTTTACACTATAATCAGTATCCATTCTGGATTATAGTATTAAATGACACAATATTATGCAAAGAGATAATAGATCACAATATCGAAACAGGAGATATTACGTGTCATTCATTGAATCCATCACCTGAATATTCGAATTTTACCATTAATTTAAAAGACGTATGTCGGATTTTTAATATTTTACAAAAAACATCAACTGCATTTTAAACAACTTAGAAGAAATAAACTTTTAAATCATAAGCAATTAATACTATGGACTTTAAAGATGCTATTAAACAACTCGCTGAGCGAGTTTCAAAATTGAAAGACAATATTCAAACAGAGGAAGCAACTAAAAATGCCTTTATTATGCCTTTTATCAACGCATTAGGCTATGATGTATTCAATCCTTTGGAAGTACTCCCTGAAATGACCTGTGACATTGGTATGAAAAAAGGAGAGAAAATAGACTATGCTATCATGAAAGACGATGAGCCAATCTTATTAATTGAATGTAAGCACTGGAAACAAGATCTTAACCTTCATGATAATCAACTAATACGTTATTTCAATGTTTCTAAAGCAAAATTCGGACTACTAACGAATGGAATCATTTACAGATTCTACACGGATTTGAAAGAACCTAATAAAATGGATGAGAAACCATTCTTAGAAGTAGATATTACAGATATTAGAGATAACCAAATCGAGGAACTAAAAAAATTCCATAAATCATATTTTGACGTAAACAGTATTCTAAATTCTGCTAGTGAGTTAAAGTACATGGGTGAATTAAAAACCATCATACAAAATGAGTTTTCCTCACCTAGTTCTGATTTCGTTAAAATGTTTGCTACAAAAGTTTACGATGGCAGAATGCTTCAAAACATAATAGACCAATTCACACCCTTGGTAAAACGAGCTATAACATCGCATGTTAATGACATTATTAATGAGCGTTTAAAAGGGGCATTAACAGTAAATGACAACAAAGAAGCAGAAACTAACAAAGTTTCAAATGAACCCTCGGAAATAAAAACAGAAGAAACTGTTTTATCCGACTCGAAAATCGTTACTACTGAAGAAGAACTAGATGCTTATCGCATCATTAAGGCAATATGCCGACAAAAAGTTGATATTTCACGAATAGTCTATAGAGATGCTCAAACATATTTTAGTGTACTACTAGATGACAACAATCGTAAACCAATATGCCGCATGTATTTTAATACAGCAACTAAATATGTTGCAACAATAGATGAAAATAAAAAAGACATAAAACATATTATTGAAAGTCTTGATGATCTATATCAATATACAGACGATTATTTTAAAATTATAGATATATACGAAAACAAAGAATAACTATGAAAAAAATCATTTTATTAGTATGTGCAATCACTGCACTTTGTTCATGTGGGGGATCAGGTAATCAAAACGAGAAAAAAGTAAGAGAAGTAGTAGAAGCCAAACTGAAAACAGAAATGAATGATTGGTCTAGCTATGAGTTTGTTTCTGCGGAAGCCATTGATACTATAAAGTATATTGATAATATCAACTATCGAAAAGAATACTTCCAAAAAAGCATTGAAAACAATAAAGGGGCATCCAATTATGGATTAGATTATTCTTCTTCAATAACTAAAGATAGTATAATACTTATTGGCATAGATTCTATTCAAAATGCGATGGGCGATAAAGTCAATGAAGATGTAGCCTATTTATACAAGTATAAATTTAGAGGTAAGAATAAATTAGGAGCTGTAATCTTGGACGAGTACCTTATATATATTTCGCCAAACTGGGAAATAATTCAGATGACGAACGATCCAAAGAAACTTTATAATAATCCCGGAGACTTCCCCGGATATGTTGATCTTGTTAAAAAGAACATGTAATGCCAATAATAGCCCGTATAAAAAACGGGCTTTTATTTTATTAATAAATCTCTCCACATACCTAGATGTTGTGCAAATGTTGTGCAACGGCATAAAACAGAAAATCGCAACTATCTAATAATAAGATAATTGCGGTTTTACAATGTGACCCCGGTGCGATTCAAACGCACGACCTTCAGAACCGGAATCTGACGCTCTATTCACTAAGCTACGGGGCCATTCTTTCTAAATGCGAGGACAAAAGTATAAAAAATCTTCTCATCTTCCTAATGATTCTCCTTTTTTTATAGTTCTTAAGGTACTTCCCTATATTAGAAGACTGTTATTTTGAAATGCTTTAGAGCATTTACTTTATCAAATTGACAATCTTTTAGAGAATATCCATTACATATATCAATTTTATTCCTATCTTTGCCGACAATTAACATTTAACAAACCTATGAGTTACTTGATAAAACCTAAGAACTATAAGCCGCTACTCGACCTCAAACAGACCGAGCTGGGAATCAAGCAAATAAAAGAGTTCTTCCAATTAAACTTGTCATCCGAACTACGCCTTAGACGTGTGACTGCCCCTCTTTTCGTATTGAAAGGAATGGGTATCAATGATGATTTGAATGGAATAGAACGACCTGTTTCTTTCCCAATCAAAGATCTGGGCGATGCGCAAGCCGAAGTGGTTCATTCATTGGCTAAATGGAAAAGGTTGACCTTAGCTGACTATCACATCGAACCGGGATATGGTATTTATACGGATATGAATGCTATTCGGTCAGACGAAGAACTGGGCAATCTGCATTCTCTCTACGTAGACCAGTGGGACTGGGAACGTGTTATCACCAATGAAGACCGGACTGTGAACTTCCTAAAGGAAATCGTCAACCGTATTTATGCGGCTATGATCCGTACAGAATATATGGTATATGAAATGTATCCGCAAATCAAACCTTGCCTGCCACAAAAGCTACATTTCATTCATTCAGAGGAATTGCGCCAGCTTTATCCGAACCTGGAACCTAAATGTCGCGAACATGCCATCTGTCAGAAATATGGAGCTGTGTTTATCATAGGAATAGGCTGTCAACTTGGTGATGGCAAGAAGCACGACGGACGTGCACCGGACTATGACGACTACACTACCAAAGGACTGAACGACCTGCCCGGACTAAACGGCGACCTCCTATTGTGGGACAATGTACTGCAACGCTCCATCGAATTATCATCGATGGGAATCCGTGTAGACAAAGAAGCCTTGCAACGTCAGTTAAAAGAAGAAAAAGAAGAAAAAAGACTGGAACTTTATTTCCACAAGCGATTGATGAATGACACCCTTCCCCTGTCTATCGGAGGAGGTATCGGACAATCCCGCTTGTGTATGTTCTACCTTCGCAAAGCTCACATCGGAGAAATACAAGCCAGCATCTGGCCCGAAGATATGCGCAAGGAATGTGAAGAACTTGAAATACACCTTATATAACAAACTATGAATGTACAAATTGAAGAAAGCTGGAAAGCACATTTAGAACCCGAATTCGAAAAAGACTACTTTCGCACACTGACCGATTTCGTCAAAAGCGAATATAGCCAGTATCAGATCTTCCCTCCGGGAAAACTGATCTTCAATGCTTTCAACCTTTGTCCTTTCGACAAAGTGAAAGTTGTAATTATAGGACAAGATCCTTACCATGGACCGGGACAAGCGCATGGTCTCTGTTTCTCTGTAAACGACGGAGTGCCTTTTCCCCCTTCATTAGTGAATATATTCAAAGAAATCAAAGCCGACATCGGCACAGATGCCCCTGCTACGGGAAATCTGACTCGCTGGGCAGAACAGGGAGTATTGTTGCTCAACGCTACGCTGACCGTACGTGCTCACCAAGCTGGTTCACACCAGAACCGTGGCTGGGAAACATTTACTGATGCTGCAATCCGTGCCCTGGCAGAAGAAAAAGAAAACCTGGTATTTATCCTGTGGGGATCATACGCTCAAAAGAAAGGAGCGTTTATCGACCGCAACAAACACTTGGTACTCACTTCCGCCCATCCCTCTCCTCTTTCTGCTTACAACGGCTTCTTCGGAAACAAACATTTCAGCCGTACAAACGACTACCTGAAAACCCATGGAAAAACAGAAATCGCATGGTAGTTGGAGAAGTTGAGAATGGAGAGTTGAGAGTTAAGAATAAAGAGTAAAGAGTAAAAAAAATGGCTGCACTATTCGTCGAATGATAGCGCAGCCATTTTTCTTTTCTATATTGTAGCAAAACAATTACACGTCCGAATTTCCACTCTCAACTCTCCACTCTCAACTTATCCTAGTACCACTGAATGTTACTTTGCGTTTGGCTTCTCTGCTCATACTTCAAGTCTTGCAGGATGCTTGCATTCGCACGGATGGTAACATTGTAATATTTCCAGCGTCCGAAAGGAGAAAGACTGGCGGACAGGTTGAAACAGTGCAAGTCACGGGAGATTGTACAAGAAGTCTGCGTAATCTCTTTTGCCTGAAAATCATAGCCCGAGTTGAACGAGAGCGACCAGTTATTAGAAATCTTTATATTTCCGTTTGCATTGATGTTATGCGTATACGTATAAGGATATCGCATGGAATAACGGTTAATAGGCTTAGAC